GTACTAATAAAACTTCGTTTTCTGAATCAAAACATTCATTGAAAAATAAATTTGATGATAATCAACAAAAATGGAAAAGATCAAACTATCCAACTAAAAATCGTAAACAGAAAAATGATAACAGTTTGAATAATGAAAAAACAAATTGTCTTATGATCAGAAATCTGAATAAAAAAATTGGTATAGACGATATTAAAAAACTAATTGAAGAAAAAAAGTTAACTTTGTCTAATCAACCATATTCAATTAGTTTTCCTTATAATAAATTAAAAAAATGTAGAATGAATTATGTATTTATTACATTTTGTAGTGAAGATGAAACTGCAAAAGCAAGAAAATTTCTAGATGGAATTCATTGGAATAATTGCAAATTGAGCGTATTGAATGCAAAATTAAATATTTAATTTATTTAAAACATTGCTATTATGTATATAATAATGTTTAAAAGAAAGTTTTATTTCAAATTATTATGACTAGTATTATGAATAGAAATATTCAATTACCATGGATTGAAAAATATAGACCAGGTGATACAGATCAAATTCTTTTAGACGATATGTTATTAGAAAAAATAAAAAAAATAATAGAATCAAAATGTGTTCCTAATATGATTTTAACAGGTGAACCAGGAACTGGAAAAACATCTACTGTTCTTATTATTGCAAGGGAAATATTTAAAGAAGATTATAATGAAAATGTGTTAGAATTGAATGCATCTGATGATAGAGGGTTATCAATTATTAATAATACTATTATTCCATTTTGTCAAAAGATTACTAAAGCACAAGAAAAATTAATTATTTTAGACGAAGCAGATAGTATAACAAATAAAGCTCAAAACTTATTAAGTAATTTAATAAATGAATACAAGAAGAATTGTAGATTTGTATTTGTTTGTAATGATTCAATAAAGATTAATGAATCTATTCAATCTAAATGTATTATTGTTAATTTTCCAAGACTTACTGATATTAATATAAAAGATAAATTAATAGAAATTTGCGATACAGAAAAAATAGAATATACAGATAAATTCATTAATGAATTAATCTTTATTTCTGATAAAGATATTAGAAAATCTATTAATAATTTAGAATGTATATATTTTACTTATAAGAAACTAACAGTAGATAATATTTATAAATTATTAGATAAACCAAAACCAGAATATATTAGAAATATATTACATATGTGTGTAGAAAATAGATTTGAAGATAGTATTTTGGAAGTTTACAAACTATATGGTGATGGTTATAATGTTAGTGATATATTATTAACTTTTTTAAATTATTTAATGAAATCTGATAACAATTTAAATATACCGAAAGAAAAAGTGTTAGAATTATTTAAAATTATAAGTATTAGTTACACTAATGTTCAAGAAGGAAATGATAGTTTAGTACAATTAGTTGGATGTATATCCAATATATTTCTTGACGATAAAGAATACTAGATAATTAATTTATTAATAGCTTCTTTTTGATCACTATCTAAATTAATTTTAAGAATTTTAAATATTTCTAATAATTTTTTAATTTTTGTTTCAATATTAAGATAATCAAATACAGTATCTGAATTAAGTGAACTAATTAAAGAATTTATCATTATTTCAGAATTTATATAATTCTCATTTCTAAAATTTAAAAACAAAGATTTAAATTTTTCGAATTGATTAAGATTGTTTTTAAAATAATAGTTAAATAATTCTTCCATAAAATTAACAACATTTTCATTATTTTCAAGATAATTTTTTATTTCTTCAAAATCTTCAATTAATAAATATTCTTCTATAATATTATCAATTTCTATTTCAATTTTTGATTTATATTGCTCAAAGCTTTGAACAGTCTTTAAAGTAATTTCATAATTTAGTTTTTCATTATCTATATCACTTTCAATTGATGTTATTGAATCACTTCTATTATTAATATGTTTATATTCAATACCAAATTTATCAAGAATACTATTTAAAATAACTTTACATCTATTGTCCATTTTATTATTAACCTTAAATTTTAAAATATCATAGAATTGTGTAAAATCATAGTTATTCATAATAAATTTATCATTAATAAAATTATATATATCAGGTATATATTCACTATTAAATAAAATAATAGCTAATTCGTCTATTATATTTTTGTTAAACAATCCATTATTAATAAATTTTAATATTAGATTAATATTATTAATTCGATTTTCTTCTGAATTTAGTTCATGAATTTCATCTAAATTAAAATCATGTATTATATTTAATTTTTTACCACAATAATCATATTTAAATTTATATTCTACTAATAAAATAAAGTATTCATCTGAAAAATCAAATAAACTTGAGTAAATATTTTTAATTTTCATAAAAAAGTCCATATATAATAGCTGAAATTTACTGTCCTTTAAAATTCTTGTAAAAATATATTTTTGAAATAAATTATAATCATTTTCATTTATATCTTTGAATTTAGTAATAAATTCTTCTAAAATTTTAGTTATGTTATTAAAATCTAATTTATTAATTAATAAACTAAATTTACTTTCTATCTTTTCCTTAGATATTTGTAATTTCTCTTTAACGTTTGATAAAGATTTTTTATTATCGTTGTTTTTTACTTTTTTAAATTTATTTTTTTTATTAGGTTTAATTAATAAAGAAAATTTCTTTAAGTCTTCATCATTAAGAGTTTGGAATGATGAATGATCTTTGAAAGATTTTAAAAATTCAATTTCCATTAATATTCTATCCTGATTTAATTTTAAATAGATTTTTATTCATAAAATAATTATATATTTTTTTCTATGAAATTGTATATGAATATTTGGATTTTAAACTTAGTAAGTTTAATTGGTATTGTTAGTTTGTGGTATATTTCTAATGCACACACTGGGTGAAATATACATATGTGATAAATTTATAATTTTATAATTTTATTTTCTAGAATTTTGTATATAATTATGTTTAAAATTTCTTTGTTTTACTTTATATTCTCTATGTTTATTGGAATTATGATATTATACATAGTACATCCGTCTCCAAAAGTAGTAAATAATTATCCTTCTGTTGATTCATTATCAAATATTGTATATAAAGATAATTTGGGAAAATGTTACAGTTATATTAAAGAAAAAAAATCATGCTAAAAAATATCTAGAATTATATTTTCTTCTCTAGTTCATCTTTAGTTATGATTTCTTTTTTAAGTTCATTAGCTTTCTCTTCTTTTGAAGATCCAGTATCTTTTTCTTTTACAACCAAGTAGTCTGTTTTACTATTTAAAGTATCTTTAACAGATCCTCCAAGACTTTCTATTTTTTCCTTCAAACTTGAATCTCTAAAACCAGTAAAAACAAAAACTTTATTTGAAATAAAACTATTATTTGAAGAAACTTTCTTCTTAGTTGTTGGTTGTTTTATTTTAATATAACTTTTAATTTGATCATAAAATTTTAAAAATGTTGGAAAATTAGATACAAATTGTTTACTAGTTTTTGAATCCCATTGTGGTATAGAACCAATTTTTTCAATAAATTCATCAATTGTCCATTTTTTATATTCAGTCATTATATTGGGATATACGTCAAGAATCATCTTTGCTCTTTCTCTTCCATGACCATGTCCAAGTTTATTAGATGCTGCAAAAATAACATTCAATTCAACATCACTTACTGATTTTTTAATTGATTGTAATAAATTTTGTGTAGATTTATCTTTAAATCCTTCTACTTTTAATATATCATTAGCATTTGCTTTTAGTATTTTTAGTACAGTATTCAATCCAGCTTCATATAACTTTTCAACTACCCTTTCTCCCAATCCTTTTGTATCAAGTTTTGAGAAAAAGTAGTATATATTTTTAATTTCTATTTCTTTATTACCTTCTATTTTATCAACAATAATATCTACTTTAGTATCATTCCAATGATATTTTACTTTCGGCATATCTATAGTTTTAGCTACTTCAATAACTTTATTAATTTTTGGAATAACATCACCACTTCTAATAATTTCTATTTTTGCACCTTTTCCTAATTTATTTGATACTACATATTTAGCATTATAAGCTGTAACTCGTTCAATATTAACTCCACCAATATCAACAGGTTTAATTATAACTACTGGATTAATATAACCATCTTTTGAAATTTTCCATTCAATATCGATAATTTCTGTTGTTGCTTTTTGATCATCTAAAATATCCTTAAATGCAAATGCATATTTTGGATTTCCAGTTTTACTCTTTGTATGAACCTCATTATTATAAACTACAATTCCGTCAATTACATATTTTGAATCTTTTCTTTTTTTAATAAGATATGATCCTAATAATTCATAATTAATGTCATTTACTATAATTTTTTCAACAGTTTTAAAATTAAATAATTGTAATAATACAAACTGATCTAATATTTTATGATTTGGATCTACTAATTCATATGCTATAAAATCAGTATCAATTGCAAGATTAGGATTTATTGTTTTACTATTTACTAAACCTGAAACTGTATTTCTAGCATTTTTCATTTTATCAGACCAATTTTTATTAAATTTATTTTTTGATATTATTAATTCACCTCTAACTGCTAAAAGATTTTTTTCTCCTTTTATTTTATTTGATTTACATATTTTTTTTACTTGGTCTATTGATGGTAAATTTAAATAATTTATTAAATTTGATATATCGAGTCCTTCTGTTGCAGTACCTCTTGTAGTCATTTTAATAGAATCATCAGTATAAATTAGTAATGCAGAAATCCCATCTAATTTATCTGTTAATACATAAGGACTCTTATACTTATTCTTCCACTTGTCTAATTCTTTTGATGGAGGTTTAATTTTATCCATACTTCCTAAATAATAATCAAGTTTTGTTTTCCGTTCTTTATCTTTAATTTTAGCTCCAATATTTTTAGAAACTTTATTTTTAGGAAACTTGAATCTGAAATAATCTATAAGAATATCGTATATTTCATCCGATAATATAGGTTTTCCAGAATTGAAAAATGTTTCTTGAGCAATTAAAGTTATTTCTTCTAATTGACTTTCATTAAGTTTTTCTAAAGTTTCAAAAGGTAACTTGTTAAGACTTTTAATAATACTATCCATTTATATACTACTAAAATCTTTCTTTATAAATTGTTTTTTCAAAATTTATTTTTCAATTTTCATATATCAACAATTTAGACCAGTCCGCTAAGAAATGGTAAAATCAGTATAATCATCAATATAAATGATATCACAAAATACCATGAGTATTCAATCAAATTTAAAAATATTGATAATTTAAATTTATTCAACAAGTTGAATATATATATTAAATAATGAATATAAATACTAAAATTAAAATATTAACAGATCAAGATATATATAAAAATAAATTTGTATATGATGCTGAAACAATAGAATGGAACATAATTAATTCAGGTTTAAGTTTAAGAATATTAGTTAAAAATCAGAAATTGACACCATACATTTGTGCTAAATATGTGGTATTTGGTGGAAGAAACGAAATGTATGCAGATTGTACAGAAGATGCTTGGATTAGTACAGGAGACATTATAAATTATCAACCACATATAACAATGGATGAAATGCATGAAGCTCATGAAATAGCAACTAAAGAAGATTGTCTGGAAGATGAACGTGATATAATGTTAAATAAATGAATTGTATAACGATATGTTAACATGATATAGTAGGAAAAGAACTAATTGATATTGATATGAATCAAAAGCAGATCTTAATGTTCGTCTATCAATAATTTAGACCATTCAAAGTATCTTTAATAATTTATATTGTGTTTTCTTTTTCATTATTTATTATAGAATTATTTTGAAGCGAAAAATCTGATTTTTAATCTAATTTTTTTATCTACTGAAAAGTTTAGTAATAATTGAAAATTAAATTTAATCTAAATCTTTCTATATGGCATCAAAAAAACTATTTGATTTTATAGAATATGACAATTTAGCAATGATTCTTCTATTTGTTTTATTTGGAATAATAATTTATAAAAAAATTAATAGAACTAAAGAAAATTTTAATAGTATTGATAATGACGATCTAGGAGCTATGTTAAATGACATTGATCAATTAGATTTTAGCAAACTAAAAGAATTCGAAAAAAAATTAACAAATAAAGAAGAAGAAAATAACAATAGAAATAATAAATTAAAAGATATAATTGGGTCAAACGAAAATCATTCTGATTTTTTACCAATGGACTTGGATCAATCATTTGATGATTTAATAGATGATGAAGATGATGAATTAGAAGATGAAATGGAAAGTAATAATTTACGAGTATCTACTCATTCAAATAATATTAACGACGAAGAAGACATTGATTTTGGATTTATAAATAAAAAACCAAATTTTAAAGTAGGACAATTATTAATGAAATCAGATTTAAAAAAATTACAAAATATTATTGAAGATGAAACAGATGGTCCATTATCTGATAGCATAATTGGAAATGCTGAAGGGATTATTGCAGATGAACAAGCACACAGAGTAATTGGAGAAAGAAAAATATTAGATAAACACGAATCTGGTTTTTTAAATAAACTTATGTCAGTTAGAGATGGAATTGATAAGATACAAACAAATGTCAAAAAAATATCTAAAATCGATATTAAAGATAAATTATCAAAACTATCTGATGAAGAATTAGAAAGAAGATTTAAGAAAAATAATGTTGGTATTTTTAATCAAAATAATTTAGGTAAATTAATTGATAAATCCGATAAATTATTTAAATATAATTTAGATTCCCTACAAGAAGGACAACCATTAGGAGTTAATGATGAAGTTGGTTATAAAGAATTAGACAGTGACGAACCAGTTGATATTAAAACTCTTGATAATAACTTAAATTCAAGACCTTCTACTTTAGAAGATGCAATGGAAAGACCAGGTAAGTATTCAGATGATTCTTTACTTGAAGACGAACACCAATTTGATGAAACTAGATATAAATCAATTAATGAAATAGATGGACAAGAAGATAATACTGTTAAATTTTTAGATGCTACAAATGATATTTTATCATTAGATAATGAGTCAGATCAAAATGAAGATACAACTGAAATTGAAAGTGATAGTGAATTGTCAAGCATTTATGATAATTCATTTAAAAATCCAGTTAATGTAACTCCAATTGATGATATACAATATGATAATAGATTGGTTGATTCTCCAGAACCAGAATGCTCTAAAGATGGTACATGTAGTTTTAGAAAAGATAAAAAGAAAACATTTTCAATTGACAGTGAAGGTGTTAAATCTAGGCTTCACACAAATGTAAATAGTGGAACTTTTATTGAACCATCATATATTGATGATATTACACATACTCAAATGAAATTAGAAGAATCAACCTATGATTTAGATATTAAAAAGTTAAATGATTTGAGAAATACTAAAAAATACGACGGTCCAATTGAAATAAAGAAAGTATATGAAGATAGTATATCTAAACCAGTCGCTAAAAAGTCTAATACATCAGTTTTAGCCCAAAATAACTTGGATCTTAATAAATCTCACTCGAATTATTACTCTTTTAATCCTAATGCTCCTGTAAGAAAGAATGTTTCATCAGATTCAATAACAGCTTTTGATGATGGTTTTTCGGCTTTCTCAAAATATTGAATTAATTATGTATAAAGAATGTATTCCTTTTATAATTAATGGATAATAGAAAAAATCATAAGTTTGGAAATTGTGATTCAATAATTATTAATGATGTTGGTTTAAAAAACAAGATCATTGATTTTATATTTAGCTCGTATGATCTGTCTAAATTTAGATACAATATGTTAACTAGTTCTCAAAAATTAGATTTCTTAAAAGAAAATGAACATTATGTAACACCTAATTTCTATGGATATAATTATATTATGGTATTTGTTACGATAGATAATATAAAGTATTGTACAGCAATTGATAAAAAAAAGTTATCTTATCACAGGAACCAAATAGATATTTCAAAAATAAATATGTACAAGATTTTAGTTAATGCAAATTCAGTTATTTTTAATGGAACAATTTTTGATACAAAATTAATTAGCATAAACAGAAATAATAACAATGATAAAAACCAACAAGAAAATTATCAAAGAAGTAGACCAAAATATTGTATGCTCGTTACAGATTGTTATTATTTAATGGGTAATCAATTTTTAGATTTAGAAATGAAAAATAAGATGAATCATATTGATAATATGATAAAAACACATTTCAATCCAAAGTCATGTAAAAATTTTATGTTTAAAATCAACAAACTATCTACTTATAGTGATTTAAAACATTTAATTGAAAAGACAATACCTAATTGTGGTATTAAATGTCAGGGGCTAATATTTTATCCAAAATATTCAGGTATAAATATTATTTTTGTTGATAAACAACAGGAAAAAATAGATATTAATGTAAAAGGTAAAAATCATAATGAAATAGAACCTAAAAGTTGTGATTTAATATCGAATATGGTTGAATATTTAAAAGAAAGAAATTATTCTTATGAAAAAAATGGAAAAACAAGAAGGATGTGGTTAAAAAATACAGATATACCTGATGTATATGATATTTTTGAAAAAAGTAATAGTGACATTAAATTGGGAATAGCTCATATTCCTAATTTACGAATTTCACATATGTGTAATGAGATTGTAACAGATTCACAATCTAAATCTTTTGAATGTATATATAATAATAATTTTAAAAAATGGATACCTTTATGTCCTGTTAATTAATTATTTTAATAATGATAAATTTACAAAGTTTCTACAAGACATTGTAAATTTATTAGTTGTTTTTAATTTTTAAGAAGATATCAATTTCAAATAGTTGATAAATTAAGTGTAGCAGCAAAATAAATTTACTCATTAACAAATAAAACAATAGCTGTTACATTATCAGTTGATCCTTCTTTTATTGCTTTTTCAGCTAGTTTTTTAGAATAATTTCCTGTGAAATTTTGTTTTTTTAGTTTTAAAATATAATCTGTTGCTTTTTTATTACTCATTACATCCCATAAACCATCGCAAGCAAAAATTATAAATTTATCTTTTTTATTTAAATTATATTTATAGATTTGTGGATGATGAGTTACATAAGGGGTGGCGTCTGTATCCCCAAAAGCTCTGGATAATGATAAATCTTTAATTCTCCAATCAGAACCATCAAATTTAATTTTTCCTCCAAGTTGTTCAATTCTATCTTTTTCATTTTTAGAATTTGGTTTATGGTCAATACTTAGTTGAACTGCTTCATCATTATTATTACATAGTACAGCTCTAGAGTCACCAACATTTATTATCCATAATATTTTTTTATCATAAGTATGATGTTTTGTAATCAATCCACATAAAGCTGTTGAACCACACCAATTTACAGCTTTAGGGTGAGTTTTACATAATTTTTCTTGTACATCATTAAATATATAATTAAATAGTTTAGATGATGACTTTGTACTATTATATACTTTTTGGTCTACCTTTTTTGAGAAATATTTTGGTATAGTAGTTCTTAAAAATTTAGATACTATCTTTCCTCCATGTCCGTCAAACACACCTAAAAAATTTATATCATTGATTTTTGAATTTTCTCCATCTATATTTAAAAAATATACATGTTGATCCTCATTTGATTTTCTTAATCCTTGTAAGCTATGAGAAAAAATTTTCATTTTATTATTAATATTCATAAGAAATTAATAAAAAAAAAATTAAAAACTTTTTTACAAATTAATTTCGTTTAATATAGTATTTTGTAAAAACCAGGTTTCAGGTGATTTTGGGTCACTTGTTATTAAAAAATATTGAGTAAATGTTGAAGAGACTTTATTATTCTCAAATATTAAACCTGAAACTAATATATCCATTCTTCTTGATCCAGAAGGCATAATTTGTGTTTCTTTGATTACCATTTTATTTAATATATTATTTTTTTGAGAAGATTGTAAAAATTCAATAAAATCTTTTGATAAATAAGTATTATTTTTATATTGAAATTTTGTATAATCATTTATAAATTTATCATCTAATAATTGTTGTATATTTAAATTCCAATATTTATAAAAATAATCTATATATTTTTTTCCTGTTCCAACAACATCAATCTTATTATTTATATTATATCCAGTTTTTTCAACTTCCATATTATATAACTTAACTAAATCTATTTTAAAAATATTTCAATATTTTTATTATATCTAAACTATTTTTTGAAAGAATTTTCTATATGATTTATGACATGATATCTTTCAATGATTATGTTGTTTATGTCATCTGGTAAATTTAAATTAAGAAGATTGTCATGGAAATTATAATAATCTTTATTATATATTTGTTCAACTTTTTTATAATTGAAGAAAGTTAATATATTCTAAAAATGTTTTATTTTTTTTATGTTCAAGTAGTTTAGCAAGCGCTTCTTTTCCAGAATAAGGATCATTAATTAATTGTAAGTTATTAAATCCATAGTTTGTTTTAAAATGACAAGTACTGGATACATATATCATTTGGTCAGTTGACTAGCATATAACCAATTAAAGATATCTTTATAATAATAACATAATGAAGATATGTTTAACAAGTTTTGCTCCGCCTTGGTTTTTTGGACCATATGGACAACAATTGAGAATATTAGCGGAAGAATTATATAATAGAAAATATGAGGTATATTTTTTGATCCTAAATATAGAAATACCAAATGGTGTTTACAATTATTCAACTATCAGAAGTTTAGATAAAAGCAAAAATAATCTTCCAATAGATGAAAGTATTTGGAATAATATTAATTTTTTAGGAGGAATAACAAAATTAAATGAGTGTATCCTATCTAGTAATTTTAATAAAATTTTAAATACTCACCAGATTGATTGTATGATTATGTGTATGGATATTAATAAAATAGTATTTGATGATCCATATAAATCTAAATCAATATTATGGTATCCTAATCATTTTTCACCAATAAATAATTATAACAAAAGTATTCTCAAACACTTTTCTCATATTGCTTCTTTATGTCCGACAGATAAGGAACAATTAGCAAGTACATTTCCTGATAAAAGAGTAGAATATATACCCCATATAATGGAAATTAACAGAGATAAAAAAGACAAGGTAGAACTCCGAAAAAAGTACAATATTGACAAAGACAAATTTGTAGTACTGATTAATGCAGGAAATTATGATTTTCAAAATAGAAAGTCATTGGATACGTCTATTTTTGCATGTGATAAATTTATTCAAAATAAAAAGGATGTTATTATTTTTATTCATACTTATAATCTCAGAAATCTAGATGATAATAACAAACATTTAGAAATAAAAGGAATGTTAATAATAAATGATCTTATTAGTTATACTGATATTCCAAAAGATCAAATTATAATTCATGAAAAAATAGTTCCATGTGACGAAATACTTGATATTATGGAAATGAGTGATGTTTTACTACACGGAAGTAAATCTGAAGGATTTGGTATACCAATTATTGAATCTCAATTATTGGGCGTACCAGTAGTTACAACTGAGTTTGGTGCAATGAAAGATAATACATTTTATGGAATTACTGTACCATATTATCAAAAATGTTTTGATAATTTATCATCGGGAATTTGGGTTACACCTGATATAGTTGGAACATCTTTAGCATTAGATAGAGTTTATAGAAAAAATTTTAAAGATAATAAAGATTTTGCAATTGCAAAAATTAAAATTTTAATGTCAAAAGAATCAGTTGTAGAAAAATTTATTAACTTAATAGAAGAAGAGTTTATTGTACTTGAATATGATAAAAAAGAAATAATAACATTTATTAATTATACTTCGTCACAAAGAAAATTTACAATAAATAATCAAATATATGATGAATTAGATTATAACATGATAAATTCAGAATGGGTTTTTATTAATAAAGATATGACTATTTCGGAGAAAGATATTATAGATATTCTAACTGGATTTAATGATAATGATATTGTATTTCTAAAAACACAATATCCAGACATGGTTTACCCAACCTTAGAAGATATTGTCAGCGGAAATATTATAATAGATAAAATGAATTTTTGCATTAAAACTAAATATTTAAAGTTTATTGACAAAAATATTAGTGGTGAATATATTAATAAAGCACTCTTTAATAAGTTTGCGTCTAATGTTAAAACAGCTTTAGCAGAACCAATATTGTGTCAACAAAATGAATCAATGAAAATTGAATATGTCGTAATTTAAATAATCATAAAAAAATTAATATTTTATGCAATCGCTATATTTTCTAAATGATAACCAATTATCAAAAACAGTAATAGTATTATTATTTGATACAAATGAATATTTATTAAATCTATCATTTATTTGATTATTATTTAGTCTATTAACAATACTATTTGGATTTTCGGGGATATCTTCTTTACCATAATATGTATCTTCAAACCCAATAAAATGTATTTTATTATTAGTTGCATTAAGTATTATACTATCTGGGTCGTGCCCGGCAACTATTAATGTATCAAAATTTTTTATATTAGTTTTAACATCATTATATAATTCTGGGATAGTTTAGATGATGACTTTGTACTATTATATACTTTTTTGGTCTTCCAT